GGTCCCTGTCCGTGTAGCTCGCTATGTAGTTGTGGTGGCCTTGCAGAAACGACACTACTAGGCTTTGACACTCGTTGTCAACCGTTGCAACTCTTGGCTTTTGGCCTGTGCCGCGTCGTTCAGCTCAGCCGTCCAGCCGCCGAGGTGTTCGCCGCCGTTCGTCGCCACCTGGTAGGCCTTGGACAGCGTCTCCATCGACGTCGCACCCGCGATCATCTGCGCGGGGGTCAGCGCCTCGGTACCGGCGGCCGCGTCGATCTCGGCGGCGCGGGTGCGCGCGGCCACCTGCATCTCCGCCGTCCAGCCGACACGGGTGTTGGTCGCGTAGTGGTCGTGCAGTTGGGTCAGGCCCTCGATCGAGGTCTGCTGGTTGATCGAGGCCACCGCGGTGCGGATCGCCGCGTCGTGTTCCTTGCGCACCGTCTCCTCGGCTGCGGTGTCCTTCGCCGACTTCTTGGCCGCCGACTTGCCGGTCTTCTTGGGGTGCCCCGGGCCGGTCGGTACGCCGAGTGGAGCGTCGTCGGTCGGGCCCGGCACCGGCACACCGCGGCGGTAGGCCAGCGTCACGATCGCGTTGGCGAGGTCGGCCTTGTACTGCGCGAGTTTGATCCCGTCCGGATCGCCCTCGGTCGCGCCGACTGCCGACATCAGCCGCGTGGCCAGCTTCTGCATCGCCGCCTTGTCCTTGTGCGTCTTCATGATCTTCTCGACCATGACGTCATCCGGGTGCACTTCAGTACTGGCACCTTCCGACACCACGGACGCTGTCTCATTCGGACTCGGCGGTGTGTGCTCGACGTTGATTGGTGCTGGGTCGTCGAGCGTCTGCTCGGCGCCGACCACCCACTGCCCGTCACGCAGCACCCGAACGTTGCCGTCCTGGTCGAAGCGGATCTCCTCGCCACCACGCACCGGGACCGGGCCGGGTCGGGCGTTGCCGAACAGGCACACCGTGCCGTCCGGGTGCAGTCCGTCGGTGCCGGTGGGCACGCACGCTTCGCCGCGCGCACACGGCCACGCCGACGGTTGCCCGTACTGCGCGACCGGCACACCGAACATCGTCGTGTCCGGTGCGTCGTCTTCGTCGAGCCAGTAGGCCGAGGTGTCGGCGTTGTCGACCGGGACAGGTACATTGCGCGACCAGTTGCTGATCGATGTGCTGTTGAACGCCGGTCCCATCGGAACGATGTGCGCGTTCGGGCCGGGTTGCTGGATCGGCTGCGTCTGCGCGTGGATGGCATTGAGCTGAGACGCGGTGCGTTCGAAGAAGTCGGCGCGCGGGGCGAAGACGTCCTGGGTGGCCACGGTCTCCGGCACGTAGGGGGTGATGACGTGCTTGGTCTTGCGGATGTCCATCACCTCGGCGCAGGTGCGGGCCCAGAGCCACCCCCACTCGATGTTGATTCGCAGCAGCTCGCAGTGGCCGGTGTCCGGGTCGATGTGCGCGAGGATGGCGTAGTCGGTGGCGATCTCCGGCGCGGGCTCGTAGCGCCCATGCGCGTAGTTGAACATCGCATCGGCGTGCGCGTAGACCGCTTGCTGCACCGCGAACTCGACGTCGGAGTAGTCCATGCGCCCGGTCTTCTTGTCGAGCACCCGGAGCTTGCCGTCCGGGCAGCGCACCAGGTTGTCGAGCTGGCCGGCGACGTGGTACCGCTCGACGATGACCACGCGCTCGACGTACTCCGGCAGCAGTTCCAGCCCGGCGTCGCGCACGGCCTGGAAGAACCCGGCGACGTGCGGCCGCAACTCCTCCGGCACTTCGTGGTGGCGACCCAGCTCCGAGGCCTGGCACGCCCGGTGGATCGAGGTGCCGCGGTTCGCCTTGGCCTGCGTGCCGGCGGCGATGTGCGCCTCCTCGACGATCGCGCCGAGTGCCTTCTTGTCCTCCGGCCCGGAGATGGTCGACGCCAGCGTGAGCAGGTCCGGGCGTCGCGACAGTCCCCACACCACCTGCCGTTCCTTCCACACACGCAGCGCGTACTGCTCGGCGATCGTCGCGGCGAACGTCGTCGCCCGCGTCCACCCGTCGACCTTCTCACCGGTGCGCGGGTCGGGCAGCGCGTACCGCCCCCACTGGTCGCGCGGCACGTCGCCGTTGTCGTGCTGACCGAAGAACGATGACGTGTCGTTATTTGCCGGGATCACAGTTGCCTCACTCCGTTGACTGTTAAACGCGTTGGCCTGCGCACACAGTAGCGCATCCATCTATCCATCGACAGATGAAGCACTCACTTCACGTCCGGTTGGTCCGGCCAGTCGTTCGAGATACGCAACTCATTTGGGCTCGGCCAAGTGGTGTTCTTCGCCTTGAACGAACCACTGATCTTCGAGCGGATGTATGTGGACATGGCCACCGGATCTTCCGACAGCTCGGCGTACACCTCTTCGGGCATCAGTGCCGCGAACTTCGGAATCTCGATGCGCACCAAACGCGCCGTCGGATTCAACAGCTCGGTCGCAGGGTCGGGCATTGACACGCGCACCGGGACATCGACGTTCGTCAAACGAATCTCGATCATTTGTCTACCTCAGTCCGATGGGGGCAAGCACGATGGATGCCTGCCGCAAGGTCAGTTTGTCGGCTGCCGTGCCGCGGGTGTCCTCGGCGGCCAGCGAGCAACCGATGGACCGGGCGCGGTAAATCTGTTGCTGTGATGGCTTGCCCTTGCGCCAGCGAGATGACGATCGCGCCAGCGATGGGTCATCGTCGACCGCCACGATGGTCGCGTAGTTCACCGCGTCGTCAGGGTCGAGTCCTTCGCGTAGCCAGCGGCCGCCTTGGATCTTGCCGCCGCGCACCGAGGCGTCTGCGCGGCACACGCCGACGTTCCAGGTGTCCTGGTTCGGCGGTTGGCACACGAAGTAGAAGTGGTCGCCGGTGGCGATGAACGGCACGCCGTGCTCGGTGGTGAGCCATCGTGCCTCGCTGCCGGCGAACAGGTCGATCGGGCGGGTGCCCTTGCCGACCTTGTACAGCGCCTCCCCGTCGTCCTCGACCGGGTCGAACCGCTCGCTGTTCTCGTCGCCGAAGTCGTCGTCCGGGCGGTGGCGCGGCGAGGACTGCTCCAGCGCGGCGTCGAGCGACAGGCTCAGCCCTTCGGTGCCGCCGACGAAGTCGAGCACCAGCGCATCGGACTTCCCAGGCCACAGGCGCAGCACCCGACCGACCATCTGAATGTAGGACCCGACGTGCCGGGTGGGCCGGACCATGAGCGCGGCCGAGCACCACGGTGCGTCCCACCCTTCGGCGAGCGCGGTGCAGGTGGTGAGCACGGCGACCTCGCGGCGCCGGTACGCAGCGAAGATCCGCTTGCGCTCGGCGGGCCGGGTGCCGGCGTAAACCCCCGCGGCGGGCACACCGGCGGCCCGGAGCCCGGCACGGAAGTACTCGGCGGACGCGACGGTCGGCGCGAACAGCACCGCGGGACGGTTCGGAGCATGCTCGAAGTAGCCGCGCACCACGTTCTCGCGTACCGCATCGACAGTGACCAGGTCTTCGAGGTCTTCGTCGCGGTAGTCGCCGCCGCGCTTGGGCTTCAACGCGGCGATGCCGGCCGCCACCGAATCCGGCACACCCACGGCGATGCCCTTGGGCGGCACCAGGTGCCCTTCGCGGATGGCCCACCGGATCGACCGGGCGTAGCTGATCTTCTGCCAGCGGTCGCCCAGCTTCTTGTTGTCCGAGCGCACCCATGTCGCGGTGAATCCGGCGGCGAGCGCGTCCGGGAAGCGCTCGAAGATCCGGTCGTAGGTCGGCGACATCGACACGTGTGCCTCGTCGACGATGATCAACCCGGGGGGATTAATCCGGTCGAGGCGCTTGTCCGAGCGCAGTGTGTGGACCGATGCCACGGTGATCGCCGCGCCGACGACATCGCGGTCGGCCTTGACCACGCCCGTGGTGACCCGGCGTTCGTGGCCGTGCTCACGCATCTTGCGTTCGGTCTGTTCGACCAGCGTGTCACGGTGCACCAACACGAGAACCCGCCCGGGCCGGTCGATGCCGGACCCGAACCGGTGCGTGCTCGCGAACTCGACGGCGAGCTCGGCCATGATGTGTGTCTTGCCCGTGCCGGTCGGCAGCGCGACACCGAGGCGCAGCAGCCCGGCGGCCCAGTCCTTCTCCAGCGCCTCGATTGCGTCGCGCTGGTAGCCGCGCAGAGTCACCGCACCACCATGAGCAGCACCGCGCAGGCGGCCACGATGCCCAAGCTGAACGCGGTGATCAACTCGCTGCGCCGTGCGTTCACTTCGAGCACCACCGGGTGGGTAGGCCCTTCGGCTCACACCCGGTGTCACCGCTGGTGTGCTGCACGCCCGGGGTGCGCCAGGTCCCGCACGCACACTGGGTCGCCGGGTTGGTCGCCGCCGCAGCAGCGGCTAACGCCTGTCGCGTGGTCTTCCGCACACCCATGGTCTCCTCGATCCTTGATCGCCGGCACACCATGCGCCGGATGTACCCCCATGTCACGACGCCACCCTAACGCATGGTATCAACGAGTGTCAACGTGTGCTAACGTAGCCGGCATGACGCAGAAACTCGGCGAACTCCGGGCCGAACTGGAGGAGATCCAAGCGGCGTACAGCGAAGCACTGACCGATCTCGGCCGGGTCATCGACACCGCACAGCGGAACCGCGACGATTGGCATGTCGGCGTGTTTCGGTTCTGTGATCACGCATCGTGCAAACTTGCCGTCGAGCTTGACGACTCCTGGTCGGGTGAACTGTCGTGAGCCTGGTCAGGGAGTACTTCGTGCGCTGCGACAGTTGCGGTCGATGCGTCGGACAGCAGGAGCCGACGGCGAAAGAAGCGAGACGCGTAGCCCGGCGCGCGGGATGGACACGGCCGATCAAAGGTTCATCTTCCGTCGGTCGAGACCTCTGCGGCCGGTGTTCGTGATGAGCCTGGTCTACCTCGAAGTGATGGTGCGCTGCGACCACGAGAGCCAAGGTCGCGTGTGCGCGGAGTTCGTCTACGCGCACACACCCAACGAGGCGTACGACGACGCGCGCGAAGACGGTTGGCAGATCGACCCCGCTGCCGATGGAGACTACTGTCCGAAGCACCGGGATCGATCATGAGTCGACCCGAACCCGCGGAGATCACCGCCGCGTGGATCAGCCACGACCGAACTCGAATCGCCATCGAGTCGACCGACGGCTACACCCCGCGTGAGATCACAGTTGTCGAGCTACATGAAGTCGGGATCGTCGTCGCCGAGTTCGGCGGCACGCGCGACGTGCTCGACGACACATGGGCCGAGCTGTACCCGGAGACCGACTTCTCGTGATCATCCACGCCCCGGCCGAGGACATCCGCATCTGTTCCATTGAGACAGATGCGGAGCTGCTCCAGCTCGGCGAGTGGCTCGGCCGGCGGCGTGACGTCGTACTCGGCATCGACTGCGAATCCAACGGTGTCGACCCGTTCGACCAGCTCTACCAGCTGCGCGCCGTCCAGATCTCCGACGGCAACGTCGCGTTCGTCATCGACGTGTCGCAGGTCGACCTGCGTTACCTCGCGCACCTGATCCGCCGACACCGGATGTTCGTCGCGCACTACGCCGAGAACGAAGTGCGGTTCCTGACCCGCGGGTTGCCCGGATCGGTGCGCACCGAGGACGACCACCCGCACATCGTCGACAGTCAGGTCACCCTGGCATGGGCCAACCCGCGCACGGTCACCTCGATGGACGACGCGTACGGCAAGATCCCGCAGGAGAAGGGCCTCAAACCCTCCAGCCGCCGCGAACTGGGCACCGACGTGCTCGAACGGGCGGAGGACCAGCGCGACGCGGCCGCCTCGGCGATGGCACCGACCGGGTGCCGCAAGAAGACCGACCAGCTCGGCCACTGGTTCGCCACCGTCCCGTTCCGTGACCCGGTCTACCAGGTGTACTCCGGGCTCGACGCGGTCATGGTCAAGCGGATGTTCGACCTGCACGTCGCCCAACTCCAGCAGCGCGGGCAGTGGCCAGGCTGCCAGCTCGACCTCGCGCTCCAGTGGCACATCGATCGAGCCACCCTGCGCGGGCTGATGATCGACGGGCCTTACGCCCGGTGGCTGGACCACCAGCTCGAACAGGTCATCACCGACCGCGCGGCGAAGATGCTGGAGCACGGCGTCGCGATCTCCGGCATGGGTCCGTCGGTCGGTCAGGCGTTCGAGCGGATGGGCATCGCCTCGCCGAAGACCAGCGCCAAGACAAGTGATCCGTCCTGGGATCGGTTCGTGCTCGCCGAGCTGGCCAAGCGCGGCGACGAAGCGGGTGTCCTCGCCCGCACCATCACCGAGGTCCGCAAGGCACGCAAGTTCCGGTCGACCTACATCGAGCCGATGTTGCACGCGCTCACCCTCGACGGATGGATGCGCTGCTCGATGCGCGCGGCGGGCACCATCACCTCGCGCCAGTCGGCGATGCGGCCGCCGGTCCAGCAGCTACCCAAGCGCGACACGCGGGTGCGTGCGGCCATCTGTGCCCCGCTCGGGTGGGTGCTGGTGTCCTGCGACTTCTCCCAGGGCGAGCCGCGCACCATGGCCGGCCTGTCCGGCGACGCCAACCTGCTCGCCGACATCCTCTCTGGCGACCTCAACTCGGCGATTGCCACCGCGGTGTTCGGCCGTCTCTACGATCCCGCTCTCGGCCACGACGCCGGCACCGTGCACTACCTCATGCGCCAGGGCGGCAAGCGAGCGTTCCTCGCCTGGTGCTACGGCGCCGCACCCAAGAAGGTGCTGGAGTCGCTGACCCAGGACTTCGACTTCGACGCCTGGCAGTACGCCGCACAGGGCGGGCTGGACCTGCTGTCCGGTGACGCGATCGTGGCACGGTGGATGGCGCGCTACCCAGACCTCACCCGCTACCGCAACGACATGAACGCCGGCCGGTACGTCGTGCTGGAGAACGGCTGGGTCGCACCGCTGTGGGACCGGGCGTTCCTGCGTGACGACGGTCGGATCGCGTGGGGTGCGCGACCCTCCCGCAAAGGCCTGAACTACGCCACCCAAGGCAACCAACGCCAGCTACTGGCTCGCGCCGTGCACGAGGTCGTGCGCCGCGGGTGGGGGTGGGCACTGTCGATGCTGGTGCACGACGAGATCCTGCTGTGCGTGCCGGAGTGGATGGCGCCCCGCGCGCTCGCCGACCTCCAGGCGTCGATGACCATGACGTTCCACGGTGTCCCGATCGAGGCGGAGGCCAAGATCTGTGGTCGCACGTGGACGAAACAACCAGATGAGTTCGACATGCGCGAACTCGAATTCGTTGAAGTGTAAGGAGATCACATGATCGCACGCTCACCCGACAAGATCGGCGACCCGATCACTGATGAGGAGTGGTCGACACACAGGCATGTGGTCACCGATGCGGAGGCCGAGCAGTGGGTGGCCGCGTTCATCAACAGCACGAAGGCTGATCGCGTGTCGATGGCACGGGCTGTGCTGGAAGTCGCGTACACCAATCTGCGCCAACACGCTGCGCTGCGGAAGATCAAGATGATGATGGAGCGCAGTCGCCGGTAGCCAAGTGATCAGGTAGCCGAGTAGCGTCCTGGACAAAGCGGAGGGGCCCCTAACCGAAAGGTCTGGGGCCCCGACAACTTCACTATCCCGGCAAAGGAGCGCGAGTTGGTACGCATGAGTATCGCACACGGTCACCGGAATGTCACATGACAGGGCTGGTCGACCGACCGGCCGATGCACCGCTGACACCGAACCCCCTGGTGTCCAACGCCATGCGTGACCCCGGCACCGAGTACCTGATCGCCAACATCCGCCGGGCCTACGCCCTGGGCTACAACATCGAGCCCGGGTGGGTGTGGTGGAACCCGGCGCACCGGCGCGGCCAGGGCGGCAAGGACATCCGCGGTCTGCGCACCGGATGGCAGACCCTGGGCCGGTTGCCCCTGCACGAGATCGAGCGCCGGGTCACCGCCGGGCAGGCCAACGGCTACCTCGTACACGGCTCGACGTCCTGCCCGCAGGTTGGTGGGGTCACGCTGCTCGACGGCGACACCGACGAGGAGTGCCGGCGGATCAGCACCGCGGTCGGCGGGGCGATGCCGCACGTCCGGTCGGGCTCCGGGTGGTGGCACTGGTACGCCCGAGGCGTGCTCAAGTCCTCGGTGGCGCTCAAGACCAAGGACACCGCGTTCGGGCCCGGCACGTGGTACCTCGGCCCGGACGGGCAGCGCCGCACCTACACCGGCGCGCTGCCCGACGTCACCGGTCTCGCCGCAGCCGCGGTACCGGCGTGGCCGGCGAGCACACCGGCCACCGCACCCGCCACCACGGCAGGTTACTGGCAGACGACCAAGACCGCCGACACCGCGGCACGGCAGTGGGAGCGGCTACACGATCGGATCGTGGGGTTCGTCCGCCGCTGCGAGATGTTCGGCTGGTCCGGCGCGCACACCCCGCTGCTCGAACTGACCCGCGAACTGGCGCAGCTGGCGCCGGACCACGCGCACCGCGCGATCGGCGAGTGGTTCCGGGAAGGTGGGGCGGGCTACGTCGACAACCGGGTGTGGGCGATGCTCGACGCCGCGCTCGGGAAGTACCCGGCGGATGAGGTCGTGGCCCCGGCGCCCGTTCTAGGAACGGTGGCTCACGAGGGAGAAGCCGGGGCCACGACACCGGCGCCACCTGTTCAGCGTGTCCCGGTTGCCGGTAGTCCCGTCCCGTCGGGCTCAGTCGCTGCGACGCACGGGCCTACCGCGCTCGACGGTACCAGTCCGGCGCCGCGCCGACTGCCGATGATCCCCGATCCGGTGTGGGACGCCTACGGCTGGACCCGCAGCATCCGTGCACAGGCCCGGGCGGCCGACGTCTGTCCCGACGCCGTGCTCGGCGCCATGCTGGCCACCTACGCCGCCCGGGTGCCGCCCTCGGTGCGCATCGTCACCGGCACCAAGATGCCGCTGGGAGCCAACCTGGTCGTCTCGCTGGTCGGCCCCTCCGGTAGCGACAAGTCGACAGCGTTCACCCTCGCCCAACGGATGATGGCCGCCGAGCAGGCATCGGCTGTGCCGGTCATCGCCAACCCCGGATCCGGTGAAGCTTTCGCGGCGAACCTCACCCGCCCGGACCCGGACTGGCAGGGCCCGGCCCGGCAGTGCCCGAAGATCCTGCGCGAGGACCCGCGGGTGCTGTTCTACGTCTCCGAGGGCGCGCTGCTCGGATCGGTGGCCGGACGGCTGGGCTCCACGTGGCTGCCCCACCTGCGCGCGCTCGCCGTCGACGAGAGCCTCTCGACGTCCAACGCCACCGCCGAGATCAACCGGCAGGTCCCCGCCCAGCGCTACCGCGCCGCGGTGGTCGTCGGGTTCCAGGTCGCCACCGCTACGACCATCCTGCACGACACCGGCACCGGTACCGCCCAGCGGTTCCTCTGGTTCACCAGCCTGTCGTCGGAGAACCTCGCACCCGGGCAGGGCACCGACGCGCCCTACGTGCCGATGACCGTGCCGCACGTCTCCCGGCTCGGCCAAGGGGTCGACGACGCCGGGGAGACCGAGCACTACCTCACCGTCACCCAATCCATCACGGCGCGCATCATCGCCGAGCAGCGCCACCAACGCCTCACCCGCGACATCACCGCCGCCGACGACCACGACGCGCACCGCCACATGCTCGTGGCCAAGCTCGCCGCGCTCGCGGTGCTCGCCGACCGGCGCACCATGATCGACGAAGGTGACTGGCTCTGGGCCGAGGTGCTCTACGCCGCGTCCGCGGCCACCCGCGACGAGCTGCTCGACATCGCCGAGGAGACCGCGCTGTCCGAGCGGGTCACCACCGGGCGCCGGCTCGCCGACACCGACCGTGCTCGCAAGACCCTCGACGGCGATGAGGTGCGTGTCGCACAGGTCATCCTCAACCGGATTGGCAAGCTGGGCGGGTCGGCAACCAAACGCGAGATCGCCCATGCGGTGCGCACCAAAGACCGATCACTCATCCCTGGCGCGCTCGATCAGTTGATCAGCAGCGGTTATCTGGTGCGTCAAACGGACGGCCGTTTCACTCAGCGTTACAACGGATGAGGTCATTTATTTAGTTGGGCCCGGTGTGGGACACTGTGGGACGTGTGGGACACCGGGTCTTTTTTTTTCGCCCATTGTCGCCCAAATCGGACATCCATTCATTTAAATGAATGTGTGGGAAGTACCAGATAGATCGATTTATATAACCACTTTACTATATATTGGCTGGTAGAGGCGTTTATGCGGAGAGTAGTCATCGTGACTCAGAGTACAAATGAACTTGCAAAAGGTAGAGTGGGTGTCCCACACGTCCACCACTGTCCCACACCCGGTCGGATAAACAAACGTGTGGATGGCGACTACGGAGAGTGCAAACGTTGAGTCGGTGTATCGGTTGATCGGTGACTCGTGGTCGGGGCCGGAGAGTGTGGTGATCGGCGGGCCCGGTAGGGTCGAAAACCCTCGTGGTTCTCCATCACACCCCGACCAACCGGGGTGGCCGGTCGCTCCTCGTCTGGGGAGATCAGTAGTGATCGGCTACCCCGCCTGCTTGCCCCATAGTGTCAATGAGTGTTAATCTGTGCCCATGCCCAAGTCGACCAAGAACCCGACCTACGCGCTCGACGACCGACTGACGCGCCAAGAGGCGGCCACGGTCCTCGGCATCAGCGTGAGCCTGCTCGCCCACTACCGTCGCAACGGACGCATCAACCAGGAGAAGCACCCGGTCACCGGTGCCGTCCGGTTCGTCTACGCCGACCTGCTCGCCCTCAAGACCGCACGCGAGGCCAACGGCACCCCCACCACCGGTGTGCAGCCCGTCAAGCGCACCAGGCGCGTACCCGCGCAGGCCGGCCGATGACCGTCGTACTGGGGTTGATCGGGCTCGTGAGCCTCGCCGCGGTGTTCACCGCCGGCGTGTTCGCCGGTCGTACGATCGCCTCCCAGCGCCAGGTCGATGCGCACCTGCGTCGAGAGCTCCGCTTCCGCGACCCACCGCGCGTGGACGTCCTCGGGCCGGCACACGACCTGGACGAACAGCAGGCACCCCTACCGATGGACCTCGTCGGGGATGGCTACGGAGCACCCGCTGTCTACGTCACCGGCGGCCCGAAGTTGGGTCTCACGACCGAGGAGGCCACGGCCGGCGTCGAGGCGCTCAGCGCGGCACTCAGGCACCGGCGCGCAGTTGACCTCGCCACGCAGCAGTTGGTCGACCAGGCGCGGGGCATCGGCAAGTGCGGTGCTCCGGTCGCCACGAGTCTGGGCACCGTGCCCTGCCTCCGCGACCCCGACCACGACGGGTGGTGCGCCTGATGAAGACCACCCGTCGCGCACTGTTCGGCGTGCTCCTGGGTGCCGGTGCCGCCGCGTTCGGCATCGCCGTGTCCCAGGTCGACGAACCACCGGACACCGCCATCGCCGCCTGCCGACGCCCAGTCATCTGCGGTTGGCCCACCGACACCAGTCGTGCCGCCATGCCGTGCGTACTCCCACCCCACCACCCCGGCACCTGCCTCCCCGCGCCACCACCGATCGACAGGACGACCCTCGGATGACCGATACCCCGCGCGAGACCTACCGCGTCACCGTGGCACCCGGCGCATGGGCCGTCGTCCTCGACGATCCCGCCTACGACCGCACGCTGGAGGTGTTTCACGCCAACGACCGGGACCTCGCGTTCCTGGTCGACCCGCACGAGCTGACCGTCGACTTCGACACCGACAGCGGCGACTACCCGGAGGACGGGTGGCGCGTCCGCGCCTACCCCAACGAGGTGCCCGACGACGAACGAGGACTCGGCACCGAGGTACCCCCGCCGGTCCCCGAAGACCTCATCACCGGACACCCGCTCGTCCAGACCCGCGACGACGCACTCGCCCGCACCGAGTCCGCTCTCGCCGCAGCCGTCGACCAGGGACTGCTCCGTGAGGTCGACCCCCGACTCGGCGGTGCACGGTTCGAACTCACCACCGCGGGCAAACGCCACTCCGAGCAGCAACTGGGCCTGCCCGAAGGCACGCTAGGCTGAACGCCATCCGCTCCGCTCACATGGGGTCGGTGTCACAGATGCCCCGCCGGCTCGTTTGCCATGTACCCGGCGGGGCATCGTCATGTGATCACCCCACGGTAGTCACTTACTCGCTGCTTGTGGCCATCGCCGTCAACCTGTGACCACCTGTATCAGCCTGTGTCAACCTGGTCATTTCGATGCTGTATGATCGCCTCAACAGATCGCCACGCCAACGAGCTGACCAGGAGGTTTGACGCGTGTCCGACGATGCCGAGCCTACCGCAGCAGCCTCCGCGGATGCCCCACCGCGCGACGGATATGGCCGGTTCAACGAGAACCCAGACACCCAGGACCGCGACGCGGCCGCCTTCCGGCTGCGTGCCAAGGGTGCCACCTACGACGAGATCGCCGTCGCTCTCGGTTACGCGGACCGGGGCCACGTCCACAAGCAGCTGAGCCGGCACCTGGCGTCCATCGTGCCGCCGGCCGCCGATGAGTACCGGCAGATCATGGACGCCCAGCTCGACGAGCTGTATCGGCGTGCCCTCGCGGTCATGGATGCCGAGCACTTCACGGTCAGCAACGGCCAGATTGTCTACGCACCCGGCACCGAGTTCGCCGGGCAGCCCGTGCCGCTCGAAGACGACGCGCCGGTACTCCAGGCGATGGATCGCATGCTCAAGATCCAGGCTCGCCGTGCCGCACTCTGGGGCCTCGACGCACCAACCCAGTCGCGGCTCCAGGTGCAGAACGTCCGGGTCACCGTGGACGGAGCCGACGATGTCTGATCAGCGCGTGGTGTGGAAGTTCGAGTCTGAGCAGCGTGTGGTGTGGAAGTTCGACGCCAGGCAGCCGATGATCGAGCTGCCGGCCGGCGCCGAGATCGTTTCGTTCGCCATGCAGTTCGATCGACTGGTGCTGTGGGCGGTGGTCGATCCGGCGGCGCCGAAGGTGACCCGGTACTTCCGCGTGGTCGGCACCGGATGGCACATGCCCGCCAATCTGGTGTACCGCGGCACGGCTCAGGGCCCTGCTGGCATGGTGTGGCACCTGTTCGAGGACCCGGCGTGACCGGGCGCAGACAGCAGAGAGCCCCGCACCGGGGAAGGTGTGCGGGGCTCGGGGGTGGGTGGTCAGCGGCCGCGGTGCTGGTTGCTCGCCTTGGTGGCCGCGTCGCGCTGCTCCTGGGTCAGCGTCGCCAGCGTCTCCTCCATCAGCTGCGGGTTGGCGTTGGTCAGCTTGGTCAGGATCTCGGCGGCGGACTTCTCGGTCATCGGGAGGTCTTCGTTGCTCATGCCACTAGTGTAGCAACGCGTGTCAACGAGTGTCAACCTCGACTAGTCGAGGACACCACGCAGCCGCAACACTTCGACGATCTCCCCCAACTCGGCGTGTTGTGCGTTGGTGAGTTCCGTGTGCGATTCCAGGACGTGCAGCACTCTGTACCGCCGAACGAGGACTGGCGTGGTCTGTGTGGCGGGGTCTTCGATGTTCGTCATGCCGCTAGTGTAGCAACGGGTGTCAACGAGTGTCAGCGGGTGGTGGCATGAGCGCCGCCATCATGCTGACACTCGCCGCAACATTCACCGTGCTCGCCGTCTACTGCGCGCGCGGCGTGTACCTGGCCACGAGCCAACTGCGCGCGCAGCCTGCCGACCGCCGACCGCAGTACCGCCACACCCCGGACTGGGTCCTGCGCACCGCAGGTGCGCTCTACGCCGTCGCCGCTGCGGGTCTCAGCTTCAGCGGTGTCGGCCTGCTGATCCTGGTGGTGGCATGAGCAGCGCCGTCGAACTACGCCACCGCTACAGCCCGCGGGGCGCCGCCCGTGAGCTCATGGCGTGCAAGGATGGAGAAGTCCTGCTGTCTGGACCGGCGGGCACCGGCAAGAGCCGCGCCTGTCTGGAGAAGCTGCACCTCGCCGCGCTCAAGTACCCCGGCATGACCGGACTCATCGTCCGCCAGGTGCGCGACACCCTCGCCTCAACCGCGCTGCGCACGTGGGATCGGTTCGTCGCCAAAGAGCAGCTGCTGGCCGGATCGATCATCTACCGCGGCTCCAGCGGCCGCGAGCCAGCGCGCTACGAGTTCGGCAACGGTAGCCAGATCTGGATCGCCGGCATGGACCGGCCGAGCAAGATCATGTCCACCGAGTTCGACATGACCTACGTGCAGGAGTCCACCGAGCTGACCTCGGACGGCTGGGAGGCACTGACCACCCGCCTGCGCGGCCAGGCCATGCCCTACCACCAGATGATCGCCGACTGCAACCCCAGCCACCCCACCCACTGGCTCAAGCTCCGCTCCGACGCCGGCACCACCACGATGCTGGAGTCCCGGCACGAGGACAACCCCACCCTGTGGGACGCCGACACCGGCGAGTGGACCAAGCGCGGCCGCGAGTACATCCGACGCCTCGATCGGCTCACCGGCGTCACCCTGCTGCGCCTGCGGCACGGTCGGTGGGCGGCCGCCGAGGGCATCTGCTGGCCGAGCTTCGACACCCACCGCCACATCGTCGACCCGTTCCCGATCCCCGACGACTGGCCGCGCATCTGGACCGTCGACTTCGGCATGGTCCACCCCTTCGTACTCCAGTGCTGGGCCATCGCACCCGACGGCGAGCTGTACCGCTACCGCGAGATCCACATGTCCGGCCGGATGGTCGAGGACCACGCCCGGCAGATCATGAGCATCGTCCGGCCCGGCGCGGTCTGGAACGACGCGGCCAAGCGGTGGGACGGCGGCCGATGGATCGAACCCAAGCCGCAGAAGATCATCTGCGACCACGACGCCGAGGACCGCGCCACCCTGACCCGCTACCTCGGCATAGCCACCACGCCGGCCGACAAGCGGGTGAAGCTCGGCATCGAAGCTGTCGAACGGCGGTGGCGCGACAACCGGCTGTTCCTCATGCGCGGCGCGCTGGTCGAGAAGGACCAGGCCGCCGTCGACGCCCGGCGTCCGACGTGCACCGAAGAGGAGATCGGTGGCTACGTCTGGGACGACAACAAGGAACAACCAGTCAAGGACAACGACGACGGTGCAGACACCACTCGCTACGCCGTGGCACACTTCGACCTCAAGAACCGTTTGACCAGCGTAAACCGGGAGGTCTGGGTATGACGGCACAGCAGCCAACCATCGGCCGGATCGTGCTCTATCGGCTGTCCGAACAGGACGCCGCCGACATCTTCACCGCGCATGGCACCACGAACGGAAGCTTCGAAGAGGGTGTCGTGCTGCCGGCCATCATCATCCGCATTCAGGACAAGGCCGATGGCTGCGAGATCTTGTACGTCGACCTCGCCGTGCAGCTGGGCGGCGCCACGATGCTGCGGCGTGCCGTCTGCCTGAGCGACACTGGCCGCGCCGACGACACTGGCTTCTGGTTCTGGCCCCCACGTTCCTAGGAGACGATCATGGTTGCGGTACCCGCGAACGGCAACGCCTCACTCATCGAGATGGGTGCGGTGAAGCTCGGCCAACTGCGCGCCGCCCGGCGGGCCCGGCGCGGCGAGCGCGGTAGCATCTTCGCCGCCATCGGCGAGGTCGCCGGCACCGTCGTCGCCCTGGCCTGCCTCACCCTGGCCGCGTTCATCGGTGTGAACGTCGCCGTCGGGTTGGTCGTCGCCGGTGTCGCGGTGCTGCTGCTCGACTTCAAGGTCGCCGTGGTCCGCCGAGCCCGCGCCACTCAGCGCCCGGGGGTGCGACGCGCATGACTACTCCGGCAGCGCAGCGCTTGGGCATCTACAGCAACCACGCGGATGCGATCTCCGATGCGTCGTTTCGTGCCGCCATGACCCGACTTCGCTACCGCGTCCGCAAGGACATCGCCAACCGACTGTGGTACCTGCAAGAGACGCAGCAGCGGATCGAGGCGCGATGAGCCTGCTGCTCGACCTCCTCGAAACCGCCCGGGCGCCGTCCGCGGAGAAGGTCACCCCCGTGCCCTACACCGGCGCCGCCTCAACTGCGCTCGGCGTGTTTGGGCGTGGTACCGACCCCACCGAGCGGCAGCTCGACCTCACCACCACCGAGTCGACGCTGCTGTCGGTCATCGACCTGATTGCCGGCGACACCGCCGCGGTGATCTGGGATCTCTACCGCGGCGAGACCACCAGCGACATGCAGCCGCCCGAAGGGGTCGAACCACTCGGCCGCCGGCAGCACCTCGCGGTGAAACTGTGGCACCAGCCAAACCGGTTCATGACCGGCATGCACTTCCGCACCGTGCTCGCCTGGCACTACGAAGCTGTCGGCGAAGCATGGGCGGTCTGCGACTACGCCTCACCCGGTGTGCCCGGGTCCTTCTGGCCGGTGCGCCCCGACCGCATCCGCCCGGTCACCGACCCGGACGCCTACCTCACCGGCTACGTCTACACCGGACCCAGCGGTGAACGCGTACCGCTGGAGCTCAACGAGGTCATCCGGATCACCCGACCGCACCCACTCGACCCGCACCGCGGCATCGGGCCTGTGCCCGCGCTCATGCTGCCGCTGATCACCAGCCTCACCAGCCAGCAGTGGATTCAGGCGTTCTTCGACAACGACGCCACCCCCGGCGGGACGATCGAACTCGGCCGAGACGAGATCCTCGGCGACGACGACTACGCCACGTTCAGGCGCCGCTGGAACGAACAGCACCGCGGTGTCAACCGTGCGCACCGGGTCGGCATCCTGGAGATCGGCGAGTTCAAACCCACCGTCGTCGACCTCCAGAAGCTCCAGGTCACCGAGATGCGCCACCTCACCCGCGACCAGGTGCTGGAGGCCTACCGCATCCACAAACACATGATCGGTGCGTCCGACGACGTCAACCGTGCCAACGCGGTCGCCGCCGACGACAGCTACGCCCGGCGGATCCTGCACCGGCGGGTGCGGTACTGGTACGACTTCGCCAACGGGCCCTACCTCCAGTGCTTCGGCAAGACCGGCCAAGGTGTCTACTGGTGCCCGGACAACGTCATCCCCGAAGACGAAGAAGCTGAGAACGCCGAGCGCGATTCCATCGCCGCCGCGTTCAAGAGCTACGTCGACGCCGGTGTGCCCATCGAGCAGGCCGCCGAATGGTTGGAGCTGCCGTTCAACAGCGGCCGCTCCGGTGCCTCGCCGACCGAGATCGCGCTGCTGGTGCAGAAGATGTACCTCGGCATCGGCGAGTTGGGCAAGCCGAACGTGTTGCTGTCCACCGAGGAAGGCCGGCGCGTGATCGCCGCCGCCGGCGGCGCCGAGTACCTCGACGACTGGACCCCGCCGACCGTCGTGCCCTCCACTCGCGAACCGGAGCCACCGCAGCTTCCGCCGAATGCGCCGACCCAGCTACCACCCGCGACAGGAGAAGATGATGCAGTCGACGAAGAGGCGTAGCGCACCTCGCCGCGCCAACGCGCTCAAGCAACTGCGTGCCGCGCGCATGCGATCGGCGGCCGAGGGGTCGCCGCAGCCGGTCGCGTTCTTCTGGGATGACCCGGAGCTGCTGACCGTCGACGGCGACACCACCTTCGAGATCCACTTCAACGACCTGATCGACGACTGGTTCGGCATCTCCGCATCGATGATCGTCGAAGCGCTGATCGCCGCCGGCGGCCGCGACGTACTCGTGCACCTCAACTCCCCCGGCGGCATGGTCACCGAGGGGCTGTCCATCCACTCGCAGTTCAAGCAGTACGCGGGCAAGGTGACGATGCGCGTCGAGGGCATCGCCGCCTCCGCCGCGTCGTTCATGATGCTCGCCGCCGACGAAGTGCTGATCGAACCGAACGCGCTGGTCATGATCCACGATGCCTGGGACGTCACCGCCGGACCGGCCAGCGAACACCGCAAAACCGCCGACCTGCTCGACAAGATCAGCGACTCCATCGCCTCGATGTACGCCGGGAAGGCCGGCGGTGACGCCGCGGACTGGCGCACGGTGATGCTCGAGGAGACCTGGTACGTCGGGCAAGAAGCTGTCGACGCCGGCCTGGCCGACGCGATCACCGACGATCGGGCTGGCGTCGACACCACCGAGGAGACCACCGCGGCCGCGCGTACCGACTGGCGCGGCATCTTCGACATCGCGCCGCGCCGCGCCGTCGACCTCGACGCACCACCACCCGCGCTGCCCGAAGGTCTCGATCACGTCGACCTCGCCGCCGTCGCCGCCATGACCGCCGAGTGGCGGGCCCGGCAGGCGGCCGCACAGACCACCGGCCCAGCACCTGAGCCGTCCCCGGCGCCGTTCAATGCGGCGGCACTTCACAGAATCCTGAAAGGACTGGTCGCATGACCGCAACCGCCGCACCACCGGCCACACCCGCCGAGTTCGCCGACTGGCTCAACACCGCGTTGGCCACCCCCGAGGCCGCGCAGGCCGCGGTCTCCGACGGCACCCTGGCCGCCACCATCGGCGCCTACACCGCCGCGCAGAACGAGACCATGACCGACCTGCGCAACCAGGTCGACGAACAGGTTCAGCTCGCCGTGCACGACATCATGGAGCGCAACGGCGCCGAGACCGGCACCGCGCGTAGCCGGCTAGACCTGGTCGCACGGGCCCGCCAGAACCACAACGACTTCGGCGTGCTCAACAGCCCGGAGGCGCCGGGCTACGGACTCAACGGCGAGTTCAGGAGCGCGGGCGAGGCGTTCATCGCCGCAGCGGCGACACTGGGTCTACGCCCGGCGAACGCCGCGCCCGCCGACAAGATCGAGAAGCTGCGCAACTACAGCGAGAAGGTGCCCTCCGAGGGTGGCGTGCTGGTGCCCGAGGAGTACCGGGCGCAGATCATGACCCGCGCGTTGGAGAACGCGATCGTCCGGCCGCGCGCCACCGTGATCCCGCTGACCACCGGCAAGATGCGCTGGCCGGCGATCGACATGACGACCGAGGTCGGCGAAGTCTACGGCGGCATGGTGTTCGCCTGGACCGACGAAGGCGGCACCATCGTCCCGTCCGACGCCACCTTCGCGGATATCGCGCTGGAGGCCAACAAGCTCACCGGCGGCGCGCTGGTACCCAACGAGCTGCTGCGCGACGCGGCCGCGCTCACCGCGTGGCTGATGACCAACCTGCCCAACGGGCTCGGCCACTTCGAGGACCTCGGGTTCCTCAAAGGCAACGGTGTCAAGAAGCCACTGGGTCAACTGCATCCGGACAACCCAGCGCTGATCACCGCGTCCAAGGAAGTCGGGCAGGCGGCGGCGACAATCACCTGGAACAACGTGCTGGCGATGTTCTCCCGACTGCTGCCGGAGTGCTTCGCGTCCTCGGTATGGGTGGCCTCGCCCGACTGCATCCCGGAGATCTTCACCATGGCCGTGCCGGTCGGCACCGGCGGGTCGGCGGTGATGATCGGCGACGGGTCCGGCACCAACGCCGCGCAGGGCCTGCCGCAGACGCTGCTCGGCCGGCCGATCATCTGGTCGCGCAAGACACCCGGTGTGTTGGGCACCAAGGGTGACCTGTCGCTGACCGACTTCTCCACCTACGTCATCGGCGACACGATGAACATGCGCATCGATACCAGCGAGCACGCGAACTTCTGGACCGACAAGACCGGCTTCCGGATCATCGAGCGTGTCGACGGGCAGCCGACCTACCTCTCGCCGCTGACCCCGGAGAACGGCGGCCCGACCTTGTCCTGCTGCGTTCAGCTGGAGACGCGCTAAGACTCCGGTCCGGCGACGGTGAGAACTGCGTCCGCGACAAGCCCCCCGGGATGCACGACTCCGCGCACACGTCGCCGGACCGGACCCCGCCCGCTGCTCGGAGGTTGGTGCATGGTGCAGGCCGGCGAACCACGCACCGCGCACCATCCGACCGGCAGCCTGTCGAGCCAGGCCAGCGGGCACGCTACGGCCGAGGTCAGAGCAACCGAGCTACTGGCTGGTAGGCCTCAACTCCCGGAAGGGGAGAGCACATGGAAGCACTCGGAAGACTCTTCGACGTCGGACTCGGCTGGGCACCGGTCGACCTCGACACCGCCAACGGCGCCACCGGCAAGCGGATCTCGATGTCGATGCACCGCTCGGTCGCGTTCCTCGTGACCCTCGGCGTGGGTGGTACCGAGGACTTGGTCCTCGACGTCCAGCAGCACACCGCCTACACCGGCGGCACCAGCAACGACCTCGACTCAGCGGCGGTGGCGGACGCGACCGGTGTGGACCACTGGTACATCAAGTCCGAAGCGTTGCTGGACAACGACGAGGGCTGGACCAAGGTCACGCAGGCCGCCGCGTCCGAGGTCACGCTGACCGGCGCGACTTACGGCGACAAGCAGAACATCGTCATCATCGAGGTCGACGCCCGTCAGATGAGCGCCGGGTACACCCACCTGTCGCTCAACGCCAGCAAGACCACCAGCACCGCGTGCCTGTCGTCCTGCGTGATGTTGCCCCACGAGTTGCGGTGGCAGCGCAAGCCATCCGGTCTGTGGAACCTGCTGCGTCCGGGGGTGGCGAACGCATGACAGTCGTGAGCGACGGCGCCGCGTTCCGCAAGGCGGTGCTGGGCAACGGACCGGCCAGCAAGGGCACGGGCACCTTGGCCGCGACCACGGTCGACCTGTTCATCATCGCCGGCGGCGAGGTGCTGATCACCGCGCTGTGGGGCAAGGTCACCACCGCGATCACCGTGGCCAACTCCTACAAGCTCCAGGTGGCGCCGACGACCGGCGCGACGCAGGACCTGTGCGCGGCGACCGACATCGGCACCACGGACACGGTGGCCGGCACGCTGCTGTCCTTCGGGCTGGACACCACCACCGCGCCGCGCAAGCTGATGTCCATCGGCTACGGCCAGGCACTGGTCAACGTGCCGATCACCATCGGCAAGATCCAGTCTGTTTCGGCCGGCACGGACGGCGCCATCACCTGGTACTGCACGTGGGTGCCGCTCATCGAGGGCGCGACGCTGGTCGCCGCATAAGGAGGTTCGACAACATGCAGATGACCCAGCAAGACTTCGAGGAACGACTCGCGCGGGTCGACGACGGCACCGCTGACGACGAGGACCGGCGGCTGGTCAAGCACTACCGCCGCGAGGGGTACGTGCGCGGCGATGAGCCGGTCGACGGCTCGTGGCTCGCCGGTCAGCACGCCGCGATCGACGACACCCCCGACAGCGTCGAGAACGACGAGTACACCGAGATGGACTACCGCGACCTCCAGGCGCTCGCCCGACAGCGGCACCTCAACGCCGGCGGCTCGGCGACCGACCTCGCCGACCGGTTGCGCGAGGACGACAAGAAGCGCCGCGTCGCGGCCGCGGAGGAGTAGGCCATGACCGGCGGCTGGGAGACACTGCGCGCCATCATCGACACCGATGCCGCGGAACAAGCAGCCCTGCGCGACCAGCCGCCGGTCGCCTGCCCCAACGACGGAGAGCCGCTGATCGAGGACCCAGCCGGCAACCTGCGCTGCCGCTGGGACGGCTGGACCTGGGATGGATTATCTCCGCACTACTGAGGAGTAACCGTGTCCGACATCGAGAACAACCCGATGACGACGGAGAACGACCGTGTCGCCGCCGACGAACCGAGCAACCTATACCGCTGCTCGCAGTGCACCGCCGCCTACGCACCCGACGTGCCGGCCTGTCCGCACTGCGGCGCATCCAACACGGAGCTTGGCGGTGTCGAGCGCACCGACGACGTGCCGAGCGAGACGCAGCAGCCGGAGACCGAGCAGGCCGGCGGCCGAGCGCAGCGGCGCGCGCTCCGGGAGCGGTTGCGCGACGCATCCGAGGCGGCCGCGGAAGACAGCGAGTAACCGGATGGCGCGGGAAGTGGTGTATACGACACGGGAGCGGGTCAAGTCCGCCGTCGACGTGAAGAACTCGGTGCGCGCGAACGAGGCGATTGACCGGGCGATCCGCGACGGCAGCCGATCCGTCGAGCGTCTGTGCCGGCGCACCTTCTACCCGCGCATCGCTACCCGCACCTTCGACGCGCTGAGCGACGACCGGCCGACTCCCGGAGTGCTCTACCTCGGCGGCGACACCGAGATGATCGAGCTGCTGTCACTGAGCACCGGCGGTAGCTCGATCAGCGTCGCCGACATCAAGCTCTACCCCAGCGGCGGGACACCCTATACCCGCCTGGAGCTGAGCCGTGCCTCGGCGAACACAGCGTTCGGCGGCGGCCCGACCACGCAGCAGGACATCAGCGTGCGGGCCCTGTTCGGCTGGGCCGACGACCAAGCACCCGCCGGCGACGTCGGTGCCGCGGGTATCACCAGCTTCGCCCCCACGCTCGACGTCACCGACGGCAGCCTGATCGGTGTCGGTGCATTGCTGACCATCGACAGCGAACGGCTGCTGGTCACCGAACGCCGCACCCTGTCCACCGGGCTCACCTCGACCGCCGCGCTCACCGACAAGATGAACGCGGTTACCGTAACGCTCTCCGGTACCACCGCCGCTCCGGAGCCCGGCGAGATGATCCTGATCGACGGCGAACGGATGCTGGTGCAGGACCGGGTCGGAACCGCGCTCTACGTCACCCGCGCCATCGACGGCAGCGTGCTCGCCACCCATGCGATCGGCGCGGCCGTGTACGCCTACCGCACGCTGGTCGTCGAACGCGGCATGTGCGGCACCACCGCGGCCATCCATCTCGCCGGCGCCGACATCACCACCTACGTGCCGCCGGCGCCGATCGAAGGGCTGGTCGTCGCCGAGGCGCTGAACCAGATCGCTCAGGAGAACAGCGCCTACGCCCGTGTCATCGGTGCTGGCGAGGGCCAGCGCGAAGCACGCGGCGCCGGGCTCGCCGACAAGCGCAAGCGCGTGCGCACCGAGTTCGGCCGCCGCGTCCGGATGGGGGCGATCTGAGTGCGTGTGCAGAAGTCAGAGGTCGTACAGCTCTTCGAACGCAGACTGAGCGCCCTCACGGAACTCGTCCGGGTGCTGCACCTGGTCGATCGACACGCCGCTGATCTCGCCATGCCCGGCGTACCAGCAGTAACACGGCATCGCGCTCGATCCGTGCGGGTCGCGATCGGCCTGCTCGTCGAAAGTCAGGTGCGGGCCCGGAGTAATGCTGGTCATCATGCGAGAAGTGTAGCAATGAGTGTCAATGAGTGTCAACGGATGGGGGCGATCTGATGCCGGTCAAGGTCACCGTCTCCGGGCCGCTGTTCTCGCCGGCTGCCGCTACCGCGCTCGACGACATGCGCGACGAGATCGCCGGCCGGCTCGCCGCCGAGGGCAGGCGCCGGGTGCTGGCCACCCTCGACTCCTCGTTGCGCAACCCCACCGGCGCGTACCGGCGCCGCGTCACCCAGTACGGGCCCGTAGCCGGTCAGGCACGCATCCATGACCAGCAGGCCATCTACGGGCCCTGGCTCAACGGCACCGGCAGCCGCAACGCCACCACTCGGTTCAAGGGCTACGGCCATTTCCGCAAGACCTACGAGGCGCTCCAGCAGGCCGCCCGACCGCTGGCCCAGCAGATCGTCGCCGAGTACGTCGCCGAGCTGGGCGGTTGACGTGGCCACCGACAGACTCGCACCCATCATCGCCGACACCGTCGACAAGCTGCGCTCGGTCGCGGCCGCCTCCGGCTACTTCGACACCACCCTGACCTACGAGCCGAAGTCCAACCCCGGCCCCGGCATGATCTTCGCGACCTGGATCAACCAGATACTGCCGGTCGCGCTGGTCTCCGGGCTCGACGCCACCGCGGCTCGGCTGGTGATGACGTGCCGGATCTACCTGCCCGTGCTCACCGACCCGCAGGACACGATCGACACGCGCATCATGCAGGCCAGCAGCTACCTGCTGACCGAGTTCACCGGCGCGTTCACCGTCGACGGTGCATGGATCGACCTGCTCGGCGCACACGGCGACGGCCTTGGCACCGACAGCGGGTACGTGCCGATCGACGAGAGCATGTTCCGCTGCGCCGACACGCTGGTGCCCATCATCTGCCCAGACGTCTTCGACCAGGAGGCCTGACCATGTCCAAGATGTCCGGAATGGGGATGAAGGTGCTCGTCGACGGATACGACATCTCCGGCGACCACCAGACACTGAATATCCATGGCGGGCCCGCGATGTTCGACACCACCGGCGTCGACAAGTACGGCGTCGAGCGCATCGGTCTGCGGCGCGACGGTGGCCTGGACCTGGTCACCTACTTCAACCCGGAGACCGTGGCCAGCGGAGGGTCGGCGGACCGGGCGCACCTGGTGTACAAGGCGCTGCCGCTCACCGACCGACTGATCACCGTCGCGCACCCGGACTCCGGCGAGGCCTGGAACCTCATGGCCAAACAGGGCAACTACGACCCCACGATCGCCGCGGACGGATCGCTCACCTGCGCGGTCGGCGCCATGGCCAGCAGCTACGGGCTCGAAGTCGCCCGCCTGCTTACCGCCGTACCGACCACGCAGACCGGCGCGGGCAGCGTGGCGTCCGTCGACTTCGGTGCCGCCGGCGCGTTCGGCGCGCAGTTCCACCTTCAGGTGCTCGCCTTCACCGGCACCAGCGCCACGGTCAAGGTCCAGTCCAGCAGCGACAACGGCGCCGGTGACGCGTTCTCCGACGTCACCGGCGGCACCTTCACCGCGGCCACCGGGCGTACCACGCAGCGCCTGGAGACCGCACGCGGCCAGGCCGTCGAACGCTACCTCCGGGTCACCACGACCGGCACATTCAGCAACCTGGTGTTCGTCGTGACGGCCGAGGTCAATCTGACAAGCACGGTTTTCTGATGAAAGGGATGATGATCATGATCTTCGAGTTCCTCGGTGGCGAAGACGGCGACATGGCGCTCGGTGGCAGCGAAGGTGACGACTGATGTTCGCGCGCCAGCTCAACCGGGTGATGCCGGAGCTGCCCGTCACCGCGATGCGCACGTTCGCGATCGTCGCGCCGACCACCACCCACTTCCGCCCGGCGACCTGCCAGGAGGTCGACTGCCCGGCGTTCCAGTACGGCTGGACGTTGGCCACCGCCGGGCAGCCGGCCGTACTGGTGCACGCCGCGAAGAACAGCGGCCGCGCGTTCATCGCCGTCCGCGACGAGACCACCGGCGCCGAGCAGTTGATCTTCGAATCCGGACAGCCATGCTTCAAGGCCTCGACGCACCGGGTCCGTGTCGACCGACCGGAGATCTTCCTGTCGCGCAACGGTGACTGGCGCGGCAACCCGGACGGCGCCGGAGCCAAACCACTGATCCACTCCAGCGCGGATGCCTGGGCGGACGAGATGCAGACGACGCTGGAGCGGTGCACCAATGGCTAAGACCGTGATGCCGTACGACACCGAGCTGCTGGCCGCACTGGAACCCATCGTCGATGACACCGCGCTGGTGCGTCGCGTCGTGATCGACATCAAGGCCGGCGAAATACCCATTGTCCACATAGAGCAGTACGGCGACGAGAAGATGATCAACGTCGTCCGCGCGCTCTCCGGCATCGAGATCGATCGTAGGGAGCAGTAGGTCATGGCCAAGCAATCAGGCCTCGGGTGGACCACGTTCAGCGTGGACGACGCCGCCGGCACCCCCGTGGACATCCGCAACGACATCACCAACTTCCAGCTCGCCACCCCGCGCGGCGTGCAGGACACCACCGGCCTGGACAAGAGCGCCAACGAACGCATCCTGCTGTTGGCCGACGCCAGCGTCACCGTGAACACGGTGTTCAACCCGAGCGCCTCCCACGAGCACATCGTGTTCCGTACCGTCTCCTCGACCTCGGTCAACCGCACAACGTCGCTGGCCATCGCCTCCCAGACGCTGGCGATGGAGATGCTCTACACCGACCGGCAGCTCACCCGCGCCGCAGACGGCAGCTTCACCGCGTCGATGCCCGGCGTACTGGCCGATGGCACCGTGCCGACGTGGGCGTAGGTACTGGCCAGTAGGTATCGCTGGATTAATCCCAAAGAGGTGAGGGCATGAGCTTCGACCAGGACCGCCGGCGACGGACCTACGAGCTGCCGTTCCGGCCGTACCCCGGGCTCACGGTGTGGGTGCGCAAGCCCAGCTTCGCCGCGCTCGAATCGCTCACCGACGCCGTCGCGCATCTCGGCGAGGACCTGTCCGGCGATCGCCTGGCCACGCCGGAGAAGCTGCGCTGGTGGGGTGTGCTGTTCCGGTCGTTCGCCGCGTCGCTGGTCGGCTGGAACCTGATCGACCGGGGTGCCGCCGTGCCGGCCACAGTCGACGGCGTGCTCGCTCAGGACCACGAGTTCCTCATGGCGGTGAGCCACGCCTGGTACTACGCGGTGGTCCTGCGCACCGAGACACCGCCGCAGCCCGACGCGCCGGCACCTGAGCCGCCGGACGACGACGTCGACGATCTC